CGTGGTTACGGGCTGTTTTCCCTTTCCTCCGCCATAACGCGCAGGGCTTCGCCTTCCAGGACCTGAAGGTCAGGGAAGATGTCAGCGAGTTTCTTTTTCTTGATGCCGAGAAAACCGGCCACGTCGCGGATGCTGCTGTAGTCGAGGCCAATCGCGCCGCCGGCGCCTGCTCGCCACTGGGTGGACATCCGGTTGAATAGGAGGAAGGCAGACCAAAGGCACGGCCAAACCTCGAACTCTTCTTCCATGTCCTCTGCGTCCCAGCCGAAAGCCGCGATCTGCTCGGCATCCGGCGGGGACTCATACAGGGCGCGGGCGGCGCGGATCAGTTTCCCGTGCGAGCCTTGGCGAAAGCTGCCTGGTACGCATCCACGACGGCCTCGGTCGCCCCATGACACGAAGTCACCAAGGCCTTGATGCTCTCGTCATCGAACTTGTCGTCGAACTCCCAGCCTACGACCAGATCCTTGATCTGCTGCATCTGGTTTTCGGTATCCACGGCAATAATTTCCGATACCGTTGGCTTTTCACCAAAGCGCTCTTGGCCGTCCTTGCGCCGCTGATTCCACTCATCGAACAGGGCTGCCAATTCGATACGGTTTCGATACTTGAACGTGAATTCAACCTTCACTGGCTCCTGGCCAACGACGGGGATCATCACCGCGCCCAGAAACGTCGGCGCCTGGGCAATCTTGAATTTCGCCATGATTAAGCTCCGCCGCCAGCAGCAACTGGCGCGCGATACGCAGTGATTTCCGCGTTGATGGTGAACCCGAAGGAGACAGCAGCGCCTTCGTTACGCACCAGCGTCGGCGTCTTGTTGAACGATGCGTAGCCAGCGTAGTAGATCGTTTTGCCGTTGGGCAGCGACATACGCAGGATGCGGACTTCCTTCTCGCGGTCAGCCTTATCGAGCTCTTCGTACCAAGCCAGGCTGTCATCGTCAGCCAATTGGAAGGCGAAAGCCTGTGCGTTTTTGGTCGTTGGGATCTGCTTGTCGCGACGAGCCTCGAGCGGCGCATAAGTCCAGTACTGCTGCTCGCCGCCGGACATGGAGTTGCCGATCACCTGGTTGACGGCTACCCAGCCGGTAACTTTCTTGGCAGTGCCGCCGCTGATGCCGTCCGGGAAGAAAGCAACATTGGATGTGTCGATGCCCTCCAGGGTAAATGCGGCGGCGGCGGCGTTGGATACACGCACGGCGCGCTCGTTGATGTCCTCCCAGCCGGAGGTGATCAGCAGAATATCGCCATTGGCAAAACCGTTCGCCGCGCTGGTAGCGACACCCGGGTTTGCGTTGCTGATTGCGGAAATCAGCTTGGCGGCGGCGAACCCGCTGGAGATCGAAAGCGTTGCCCCGTTGGGGAAATAAACAGACATGGGTTTTCCTCTTTGCATAAATGACAAAACCCGCTCAATGGCGGGTTCAGGATTTGCCCAACGGGCGGGTTATGGCGTGGTGTCGGACCGGTAGGTAAACGAGAGCGGCACGGTATAGGTTGAGTCGCCAGTAATGCCTGGACCAACATCTACAGGCGTCATAGGCGTCACCACGAAACCGTTCTTCACGTCGCGCACATACAGCGGGAATAGCGCGATGAGTTCGGCGGCAATTGGGTTGGTCTTGGCCTTCCCGGTACCCGCCGGCGCGATGATGCTGACCTGAAACACTCCGGTATACAGCCGGTGATCACCGCCGAGCGTGTTGCTCGCGGTGTCGCCCGGGATAGTGAAAGCTCGAAGATATGTCTCCCCCTCCCCCGGCGTGTAGGCCGTGTTCTCGAAAACGATCTTGAGCTTCTCGGCCCTGCCAGCGTTCCAGGCGATCAGCTTGGCCTCGTAGATCGAGGCGATGATTGCGTGACTCATACCTGGTTGTTCCTGATGGCCTCCAGCACTATCTGCTGGAAGCGAGCCACGGTTACCCGAACCATGCCGCCGGGGGCCTGGGTGGAATAGCCGAACTCTAGCGGGATTGCATAAGGCAAGTTGTTGATGATGTAGGCCATCTGGCCGGCGGTGAAGTCGCTCATTGCGGCCACCAGTGCGGCAGTGGTTTCGGCGCCGCTCGGGTCCACCTCGTCGAAGGTGACACTCTCGACTACGCCCAGCGAGATATGCCAGTTTGCACGGAACCGGCCGCCGACATAGCCGTCAGGCGCCTTGATGTCCATACCGTCGTTGAGCTTGCGACCTTTCTTCAGCCTGCCGCCCTTCGTGAGATTGCTCGGATCGCTCCGCAGCGCGCTGTTGTGGTCGTCGACGGCCTTGTTGTACTCGGCCGCTACGGCGTTCTGCGCCCATATCTCTGGGTTGCCCACGGGAGACATGCGAATCAGGCTGCTACCAACCTCAATGATGATCTCGCGCACACTGGCGTCAATGGCTTCACCCGTCTGAGCGGCGAATTCGGCCAGGCTCAGGGCGAAGCTGCCGGATTGAGTCGCCATATCACTTCCTCAGTTGCGCCGTCCACGTTGCGTCAGCAGGGTCCGCAGAGACGTTCATTACCCGCAGGCCATTGACGATATCGCCGATGGCCGGGGCAGCCGGTACCGCCGTCGGAACACCGGCCTCAGACACGTACAGTTCGTTTTGCAGCACCAGCAGCTTCTTGTCGGTGGTTTGGATGAGGGAACCGTCGATTTCCTTGGATAGGTAGCTGCCAAGGACGCCGCGCCCCGTGTATGTCAAGGTGGTCTCCGGCGTTTCGCCGCCCAGGTCGGGGTCATAATCTCCCGCAACCTTGCGCACGCCCGTCACCGGTTTGACAGCGTCGGCTAGACCGTCAGGATCGTCGAACGCCTCGGCCAGATCGGCCTGTATCTCCTCGCGCATGCCCATGATCAGATCCTTTTCAGCATCATCACGCCGGAGCGCGTGATCCACGGCGCAAGCAGCGCCAGGGCGAAGTTCACGCCCGCCGACTGATCGGTAGAGCCTGCCACGTAGGTCTTGCTCACGGACGTACCGGACTGAGCCGATACCGTCTTGCTCTGCACTTCCTTCTGCGTGGCCGTGTATAGCTTGCCCGCCGCCGCCTCTTTGGCAACCTGGGCGCCGGCTGTTTTGATCTCGGCCGGGACCGGATCGGGAACAGCCCGCTTAATCTTGGCTGTAAGCCAGGCGTTTGCCATGGCTACAGCAAGGACCGGATCACCGGTGCCGGCCCAACCAGGACCCAGCGAGGCATCAACATCGGCAACGGTGATGAAGTCGGTCATGTGCTTGTCCTTATTCCGCTGGCACCAGGGCTTGCAGGTCTTCTTTCTTGGCGGTCGGTTCGAAGGCTATGCCCTTCTCGGTCAACCATTCTTTCAGCTCGGGGACCTTCATTTTCAGAGGGTCGGTTTCCGGGGTTTCCTGCTCCTTACCGTCGGAAACCTTGATGCCGGCGGCCTGGTAAGCATCGAAGATATCCGGTGCATCGCCATCAACGACCACCTCGGTCGCGGAGCCGATGACGCCGAAAAACTCGCTCAGCAGGCGGTAGCACACGCCGCGCTCTTTGCCCGGCTTGTCCGTGTAGATCACTTTCATAAGTCACCTCAAAAGCATCCCGGCGCCATACGGGCGCCAGGCTGTGTGGACCGAATTACGGTGTGGTGGTACCGCTGATCACAGCGGCGAACGGGACCTGCTTGCGGCTGAACACACGTTGCCAGTTCGCGGCAGCGGCGTACTGAGTCGCGGTCGGGCTAAGGTTCTGAGCCTCGGAGCCCTTCCAGCTGAAGCCGGCGGGCTGGAGGATGTAAGTCTTCCGCTCCCACAATACTTCGGCACCACCACCGTTACCGCCGCCAGGCTTACGCTCCAGCTCTACCGGCACCTTCGGCGTGCCTTCGCCGTAACCGAAAGCGCCTTGGCCGAAGAACACGGACAGGTACTTGCCCGCGCCGTAGACCAGAGCATCGTCCATGAACACTGGCTTGCCGAGGTAGGTGGCCAGGATGATCTTGCCGTCGGAGTCGCGCAGGTACTCGATGAGGTCCTGCTTGACCATCTGGTTCATCACCACCGAGTGCACGCCGATCGCACCGAACTGGTCAGCGGCATCGCCGGCGGTAAACGCGGCATCCTGGAAGGCGTTCGCACTGATGGTCGCGCCCGCGTCGATGACCATGTCACCGCCGTTGTTCGCGATGTTCGAGGCGATGATGCCGCGAGCCGCGCCCAGGGTGTAACGCTGCCACTGGCGGGTCCAGTAGGTGCCGAAACGGTTACGGATCTGCTGCTGAGGCTCGGTGTTCGCCAGCTCAGCGGTCAGGTCGGTGACTCCGTAGCCTTTGTTGAGGTACAGAACGCGGGCACGCATGCTGTCCTGGGTTACTTTGCCGACTTCGCCCTGGTCATTCGGATCATCGTTGCTGATGTTCGGGGCTTCATCAGCGTTGAGATCCTGCCAGTAGCTGATTTCGGCGGTGCCCTGGCTGCCAGATGCGATCGCATCCAGCACTGGCGAGCGGGTAACAATGCCCGACTCGTACACAGCGGTCTTTTCCGGGCTGTTAACCGGCGCCAGCGAGGCGTAGTAGTCGCCGACGAAGATGTCGGTCAGTTGGGTAGTTGCCATGGATTAGGTT